GCAGCGGTCGCGCTGCTCGTGCAGGCGCAGCAGCGCCGCGGCGTGCATCTGCGACCAGGCCTCGGTGGCGATGTGCCGCATGCCGGCTTTGACCTGCTTGCTGACGTAGCTGTTCTGGCACGGGCCGGAGCAGACAATCGCCTTGTTCAGCGTCAGGAACTCCTTGCCGCAGACCTTGCAGATCGCCGGGCTCTTCTTGCCGGCCTTCTTCAAAGCGGTCTTGCGGTTGTTCTCCTTCGTGCATTCCAGGCACGAGTAGCGCAGCCCGTAGTGGTACTTGTAGGTGCGCAGGCGCCCTGGCACGGTCAGGTCGTGGCCGCGGTAGCAGGTCTTCGGCGGCGGGTTGGTCATCTTTCGGTTCATGGCGTAGCGAAGCAGCAACTCACCAGACAGAGCCGTCTTCTTGCGGTCACGAATGCCCAGCCGCTCGAGCATGAGCAGCCGGGCGAAAGGTTCGGGCTGCGGCGACTTCCAGATCAAGTCGCGGATCAGCGCCGACTCAGTGCCTTTGGGGCTTTGCGTCACGCATCGGCACCGAACAGCGACGGCTGAGATGCCTTTGGGGCATCCTTGAGGCTTCGCAGGTTGGCCAACGCCTGACGGAAATAGCTGCGCTTAAGTTCCGCGCCCACCGCTCGCCGGCCGAGGCTGACCGCCGAGTAGCACTCGGAGCCAACGCCCATGAACGGCGTCAGCACGACATCGCCTGGGTTGCTGCGAAGAACAACAGCTCGGTCGATGACGTCGAGCTGCAACGGGTGGACGTGCTTCTCGTCCTCAGGGTCTCGGCAGTCTCGGAACGGCAGCACTCGGTCCATGCGGATATCGTCCCAGACGCTTGAGGCGTACTGCCTCCAGATCCAGTGCGAGTATCGGTTCTCCGTCTGCTTCCCAGCCCATCCCTTGTAGGACAACAACTCAGCCGGCATCGGAGACTCGCCGGAGTATTCGTCAAGACCGTGCGGGTGAGAGATTGGCTCGGCGTTGTCGCCAGGCTTGCGGAACACGATCAAGTAGTCGGCCGCAGCGACGCCGGCGAATGTGGAGTCGTCGACGATTGTCTTGTGCGCCAAGTTCTTCGTGAGGGTGCGGTTGCGGACCCACAGCGGCTCCTTCCAAATGGTGTGACGAGCCACCATGCGGAAGCCGATGCGCTCGTGCAGGCGGATGACGTCGCCTGGGAAGTCGATGTAGTAGTCGCATCCGGTATTGCTGGATGGCACATCCGTGCAGTGGACCGCCGTGCACCTTCCTGGCTTCGTTAGGCGCATGATGTGCTCGACGACGTAGGCGTAGTGGGTCAGGAACTCGGGGTAGCTTGAGCAGTTGCTGATGTCCCGCTCGCTGCTGCTGTAGTGGTACAAGCCGGCGAATGGCGGGCTGTAGATGCTGAACCCGACGCTCTGGTCGCGCATCCCAGACATGACTTCGATGCAGTCGCCGTTGTAGGCGGCGTAGCGGTCGTTGACTTCTTGTTCGATTACAGCCACTTGGGAATCTCCTGCTTCTTGGTGTGTTCTTCGGTACGGATGTGGCCGAGCGCGTTGTGCATCTCGGTCACAAGGTTGCGGAACATCGACTCGGCCTTCTCCGCCTTGGCCCTCATGTTGTCCATCACGCGGCGTTCGCCCTCAGTCATCACCACATCGACCTGGACAGGCCTTCGTTGCCCAAACCGCCAGCAGCGCCGCACTGCTTGGTAGTACTGCTCGTAGCTGTGGCTCGGGAAGAAGGTGATTCGTGCGCAGTGCTGGAAGTTCAGACCCCATGCGCCGATCTTCGGCTTCGTCACAAGGACTCGCTCGTCTCCACGGATGAATGCGAGGAACTTGGCCTCCTTCTCGTCGTCGCTATCTGCGCCGCTGACCTCAGCGCATCCTCCAAGCATCTTGACCAGCTCGGCGGCCTCGTCGTTGCTATGACACCAGACAAGGAACGGCTCGTTTGGCTCTGCGGTCACGATGTCTCGTACCTTGGAGCATCGCTCAGCCGTCGAACGCTTCTTCTCGTCCCGCTGTTCGGCGAGCGAACGGGCCGGCAGAGAGAACAAGTAGCCGGGTGCTTTCTTGGCTGCTTCGACCAGATGCACGTTCTCGATCAGCGGCGGCAAAGTCATCGTGCGGTCGTCGAACCCGAGGTCGCTGGGCTTGCGGCAAGCCCGCGCCCACGACGTCACCCATCGCCAGAACGGCGTCTCAGCGTGGCCCTTGAATCGCCACTCCGGCGCCTCGCCGTACATGCGCTTGCTCGCGCTGTTGTTGTTGTCGTTGACGAAGAACTTGGCCAGCATGTCCATATGGCCAAGGAACCCAAGGGCCTCGCTCGACGTGCCCAGCTCGGTGTAGTCGTTCGGCGCGGCGGTTGCCGTCGTCAGCAGCCGGTAAGGCATCTTCCGCATGAAATTGGTCACCTCGCCGCGCCGCACGCCATCAAAGTTCTTGAGGATGCTGGACTCGTCGCAGACAACGCCGCCGAAGTCGTCCGGATTGAACGCCGACAGGATCTCGTAGTTCGTCACGGTGATGCGACCGCGAACTGATCCGTCGCGGGATCGGTGGCACTCGATCCCGAACTTCTCGCCCTCGGCGACGGTCTGCGCGCCAACAGCCAGAGGCGTCAGAACGAGGACCGGCTTGTCGGTCTTGCGAGCGACGCAGTCGGCCCATGCCAGCTGCATCGCGGTCTTGCCCAGGCCGCAGTCAGCGAAGATCGCCGCCCGGCCGCGCTCAAGCGCCCAGGTGGTTAGCGCCTCCTGAAAGTCGAACAGACCTGCCGGCAGTCGATCCGGCGAAAACCCGCAAGCGGCACCTCTATGCCGCTTGCCGTCTAGGAAGTCGGTGTAGGCCATGGCTCAGTCTCCCGCGTACCGCGACTCGCGCGGGTAGACCATCGCCGGGTCGTGGCGCATCGGCTGCGCCGGCGCGGCCGTCTCGCGCGCGGCCGTCGCGTCGGCGTCGGCCAGCGCGAGCTGGAGCGCGCCGTCGATCATGTCCAGCTGCGCCAGCGAGCACTCGCTGAGACGCTGCGCCTGCACGCCGCAGTCGGCCATGACCGCGAACAACTGGTCGCGGTTCCAGCCGGCCGCCTTGCAGCGGTCGGCGAGCTCGCGGGCCTTGGCGACGACCTTGGCGGCGTCGGGGTCGGCCTGCACGCCGACGGCGACGGCGAGACGCTGCTGCGGCTCGACTGGCGCCTGCGGTGCGGCCGGCGCGTCGCCGCGCAGCGCGTCGGCCTCGTCGGCCTCGTAGCAGCCGAACATGACCTCGCCGGCGAAGGCGCGGCCGGCGGTGGCGACGCAGCGGGCTTGCAGCATCGTCTGCGGGTACTTGCGCCACGGGTCCTTGCCGTTCCACAGGCCGGCGGCGGTCGCGCGCGCCTTGTCCCAGGTCTCGGTGTGCGTCTCGCCGGCTGGCGAGGTCAGCCGCAGCGTGACGCGCTCGGTCGACAGCTCCGGCCATTCGACGCGGTAGCCGGCGGCGCGCAGGCGGGCGATCCAGAAGTCGTAGGACGCGACCGGCTTGCCCTCGACGATGTGGAAGGCCCTCAGCGAAGCCATCGGGCCGACGCCGAGTTCCTGGCCGGCGAGCACGCAGGCGAGGATCTTGCCGGGGTTGTTGAGGTAAGCCCTCGGGATCATGCCGTCGGCCTTGGCGACAGCTGCGGCGAACGTCGTCGCGTCGTTGATCGTCAGCGGCTGAAAATCCCGCGCGCGCGGCTGGCGCACGACGGCGGGCACGTTGGTCGTATCGGTCACAGGTTCCTCCAGTTCTTGGACACGGTCAGGCTGCGGTAGCTCGTAGCCTTGACCTGCGCGGTGTAGGCCGCGCGGTTCACCACCTTAGCGGACACGATGGGCTTCCCGCTAAGGAATCCCAGCGCAACTTCTGCATCTCCCATGCGCGCGCGGATCGCCAGCTCGTTCGCATCGAGCCGTTCCTGAGTGGCAACAAGGTCGAACTTGAGCGCCTCGCGCTGCTCGACGAGCTGAAGCAGCTCGGTCGTCGCGTCAATCGTCTTGCCCTTTGCGGCATAGACCAGCCGGCGTGCGTCGGCGATGTCGCGCGGCTCCGGCGGGACCTGCATCTGCACGTTGGTCTCCCAGAAGCGCGTCACCTGCTCGCGGATCTTCGCCGCGGCCGTCCTGTCGTAGAACATGGTGTGCACCGTCACGCCGAGCCGCTCGACGATCTCGTCGGGCGCCAGGCCGAGCAGGTCGCGCATCTCGTGCGGCCAGGTCAACACCGGGAAGTCGACCTCCTCAAGGTCGAGCAGGTCCAAGTACCAGAGCGCCTGGACCTGGTAGTAGACCGGGATGCCGTCGGTCCACGGCTCGCGCGTGGTCTTGATCTCGACGAGCCGCTGCCAGCCGTCGGCCGACACGATGGCGTCGGGCGACGCGCGCCGCCAGTCGCGGATGGTCGGCTCCGGCGACGCGGTCGCGCGCCAGCGGTCGTTCGTCGCGAGGTAGCGGCCGAGGATGACGGGCTCGAACCGGACGCCGGCCTGCATCGCCGGCGTGTCGCGCTGGTCGGCCTCGCCGAGCGTCTTCTCGCGCCACACGTCGAGCGGGCTGCGCCACGGGCTCAGCCCGAGGATGGCGGCGACGTCGCTGCCGCCGATGGTCTTGGTGCGGTCGATGGTCACAGGAACAGCCCTCCGAAGAACACGACAGCCAGCGCGAACAGAAGGCCGAGCACAAGGCCGGCCACGTCGAGCGCGCGCATGGCGCGCTCGTGAGCGGTGCGGCTCATTCCTCGGACTCCTCGACGACCAGCGCCGGGTTGTCCATCGTCGGGATGTGCAGCAGGCGAGCGGCGTCGGCCGACAGCTCGAACACCAGCGCCTGGAGCGCCATGCGCGCGGCCTCGACCTTCATGCTCAGCCGCGCGAACTGGAAGCCATCGACCCATGGCGTCTCGTCGCTGGGCGGGTGCAGCTCGGCGAGCTCGTGGCCGGGCTCGCTGCGGTTCTGGTACTCGATGAGCGTGCGGTACAGCTCGGCGGCGTCGCGGGCCAGCAGCTCGCGGTTGATGCGGATCGTGTCGTTCTTGGTCGTCATGGTCGTGTTGGGGGTTAGGGGTTGTCTCGCGCGGCGGCATCAGCCGCCCTCCTGCATGAACCAGAACAAGCGCGCGATGGTGGCGACCGGCGCGGCCGGGTCCTTCATCAACGCGATCTCGACGGCTTCGGCGAGCAGCTCCTCGTCGCCCTCTTCGACGACGAGGTAGCGCAGCGTCTGGTACAGGTCTTCGGCCTTGGTGGTCATCTCAGGCAGCCTCCACCTTGAGGACCACAGCCTCGACATCTTCGTCGTTCAGCTCAGCCGCGAACTTTGCTGCGTCGGTCGTCGACGCAAACTCCTTGAACGAGCGAGCGTGTTCCTGGCGAATGCCGTAGCGAACGATGCGGCCTTCAGCCAACGCGATCTGGTAAGCGGTCTTGGTCGTCACAGTCGTCTCCAGGGTTGCGGGTCGCCGGCGGTAGCTCGCCGGTGGCGCGATCATGGGGGTTGATCGACCAAAGCACAAGCACAAGCCCAACGAAAGCCGCTGAATCGGGCGGGGAAGTTTTCCCGGCCCTACGCCAGCAGCGTGCGGACAGACAGCCAGCAGCCGGTCTCCTGGCCGGGGTTGGCGTAGCGCTTGGACGCAGCCAAGTGCGCCACCTGCGCGTCGTCGCTCCACAGCTCGGCCTGGCTGCAAGCGTCGAGCACCGCCTTGGCCAGGTTGTCGGCGTCGGGCTTGGCCGTGTGCCATACCATCAGCCGGTCTTTGAGCCGCTGCGGCCTCGGCAGCACAAAGTCGAGGCTGACGCCGACAGCGCCGGCGAACGGCTCCCAAGTCTCAGCCCGGAGCGCCAGCACGACGGCCTGCTTCCATGCGTCGGCCGTGTCCGGCGTGTACGCGTGCGGAAAGCGCCCGCGCACAAACTTGACGCGCGGCTGGGCCTTCGGCTCGCCGGGGACGAACAGCTCGAGGATCACGCGATGCCCCACACGATGGCACCGCGGCCGCTGCTGCGGACTTTGCGCTCGCCGGTGTCGGCGACGAGGCCCATCAGCGTCAGCTCGGCGCGGCGGGTGCGGATGCCGCTGGCCGACTGCTGCGGCGCGGTCGTCGCATGGTAGGCGTCGACGATGTCCTCGTCGGTGCCGCGCCCGATGGCGCGGATGATGTCGAGCACGGCCTGGCGCTTGCCCGTCATCTCGCCGATGGACCTTGCGGCCTCGTGCGACGTGTCGGGATCGGTCGACCGCGCGCGGGCTTCCAGCTGCTGGTGAATCCAGCCAGCCATGGCCTGCACCTCGTCGCTGGTGATGGAGTACGGGTTGCCGCACAGCTGCTGCAAGCGCAACGGCGACGGCAGGCGGATGCGATCGGTCGTGGTCACGCCTCCTCCTTCGCCGCGAGCGCGGCTTGCAGCTTTGCGAACAACAGCGGCGCAGGCGTCTCGTCGGCGCGGTCTGGCGTCAAGTCGCAGTAGGAACGCGCCGCCGCCTCGATGGCGCGCAGCTTCCGCAGCTCGGCGAACAGCGCCGGCGCGGCGTTGCGCAGCGCGACGAGAAACGACGTGCTCGGGTCGTCGTCGAAGTCGCCGACTTGGTAGCGGTTGGTCTCGCAGTAGACCACCTGCCAAAAGCCGTGGTTTGGCTCCATGTCGATGGACCAAGGCGAGGGGAACGCGGCCTTCTCCAGCCGTTCGAGTTTGTCGAGGTCGATCATGGCTTCCTGTGCTGCATCAGTTGGTCGCGGAACCAACGCTTGCGTTCCTCGGCGCTCATGCGCTCGACCTTGGCCGCATGCTTTGGCTCGTTGATGGTGCTCTTCGGCTTGGCGGTTGAGGCCTCGCGGTCGGCGCGTTCTTCTGCGACAAGGCGCTCGACCTCGCCGATGGACAGGTCCATCTCGCGCGCGGTCTCGTCAAGCGGTCGGCGGTCGGCGACGACGCGGCCGTAGGCGATCCGGCGGTTGACCGTGCGCGCGAAGTCCGGCGACTCGCACTTCGGCTTCGTCCACAGCGCTGCGCCTGGGTACGGATCGGCCTTCTCGGCGCGCAGATCGTCGCAGCGCTGGATGTCGATCAGCCGCTCGGCAGCGATCTTGAGGTCGGCCATGAGGCTGGCGAACACGGCCGCGGTCTGGTGCGGGGCGGTCGTCCGCTCGACGTGGCCGTGCAAGGCTCGCAGGTCGGTCAGCGTCCAGCCGGCTTCCATCAGCCGCTGGCCGGCGGCGTGGCGCTGCAACGGGAAGCCCTCGTGAACCGCGTAAACGCCCAGCAGATCGACGATCGCGTGCAGGTCGACCATGGCTAGCCCCTCCCCCCAGATCGTGCAGCCCGCGCCTTCCTAGAGGCCTCAAGTAAGGCGCGGCTGGCGGCGATGTCGTCCGCGGGGCCTACATCGCCCTCGCTAGAACTACGGTTAGGGTTCTTCTGCTTCTGGGAGATGAGAGAGAGCCCGTCCATCCATCCATCCATCTGTGGTTCTTGGTTCATGGGTATTGGTTCATGGTTAGCATTAGGGGGTCGATGGGGGGTCGATGGCCCCCCCATTGCCACCCCATTGGCCCCCCTATGGCCACCCCATCTGGAGGCAGCGCCCTTTCGGCCGCCTTCGCTCATCGCGCGGAACCGTTGGAGCTCCTCGTCGCAGCGCCCATGCTTCCAGCCGGCGGCATCGCCGTCGAAGAACTCGCGCAGGACGGCCTCGACCTCGGCGACCTGCTCGCGCATGCCGACCAGCCGGGCGACATCCGCCGGCGAGCCGACGAGCGGGCCTTCATGCAGGTAGTAGGCGTCCAGCATGCGGCGGTAGGCGAGGTCCTCCATCGGACTGAGATGCCTGGTGTGCGCGGCGTAGTCGCCGATGTGGAACTGGTAGAAGTTCACTCGCCGGCCTTGGCCTCACGCCGGCCACGCTTGAGGGTGCGCCGCAGCTTGGTGCGCCACTTCGCCGCGGTCGCCTTCGCGCATGCGACGCAGGTATTATTTGAGGTGTAGCGCAGGACGGCGCGGCATCGCCGGCACGGCTTCGCGCTCTCGTAGACGGTCAAGCCGGCGGTCGCGGCTTCCAGGGAAGTCATGGCCATAACCAGACCCCTAGCCCTTGCCATCCGGCATTGCAACAGCCGGAAAAAAGTCGAGGCCGGCGGCAGCTACGCCGCGCTGGTCGCCTGGGCTGGAGGTACAGGCGCCCGCCGCATCCCTCGACGCGGCCTCGGGTGTGCTAGGAAGCCACCCTCGCCGCGACGAGGCTCGCCGCGATGCATGCGACGACGACCAGCGTCAGCATGACCGCAGGATCGCTCTCGCGCGGCGGTGGTGGTGTGCGGCCGTCGCTCATCAGCTGGTCAGAGCTGCCGGGCGTTGGGAGGGCGTTCGATGACGACCGCACGCCGGCAGTCTGCCGCGCGCCGGCGACGTTGCAAGGCTACTCCGGCAAGTCAGCCCTCCAGCTCAAGCGCACCGTGCGCCCGCTCCAGCCGTCGCCGTAGACACTCGTGCCGACCAGCGAGACCGACGTGACCGTGATCATCGGCGACGCGCTGCGCCAGCCGCGGAACGCCGTCTGCACCGCCGTTGCCTTCGCCAACACGGCGGCGTCGCCGCTCGCGCGCGGCGCGTAGATGCTGACGAGCACCTGGCCGCTCCAGCGGTAGCGGTCGGGATCGGTGACGACCGTGGCGCTGTCGACCGTCGTGACGACGCGCGCCCAGACGGACGCGAAGTCCGGCACGGGGCTGTTGTCGATGACCACCGGCGTCGAGTCGCCCAGCGCGTCGATGACGCCCTGGCGCAGCTCCTCGAGCACGTCCTGCGTCGTCGTCACAGCGCCGCCAGCACCGCCGCCAAGATGCGGACGATGGCACGGGTCCAGGCGTCCTGCACGGCCTGGCTGACGCGCTGCCGATGCAGCAGCGCGCGGTTCTGCGCCTCCGACTTCAGCGCGGCCAGCAGCGGCTGCACGTTCTCGCCGCGCGCGATGCGCAGCGGGATCATCGCCGCGTCCTCGGCCATCGCCATGAGCTGCGCGCGCGTGACCGGGTTGTCGACCTCGCGCTCGAGCTCGCCGAGCAGCAGGTGCAGCTCGTCGCGGACGATGCTCTCCAGCTGGTTGGGCTCGGCCATCACTTCACTCCGGTGCGCTTCGCCGCGTCGATCACGCGCTGGCCCCACGCGTCGAGCGCCCGCAGGTGCGTCGCCTTCGCCGCGGCGTCGAGCTTCTCGTCGGCCTCAAGGTACGCCTTCATCTGCGGCGCGAACCACTCGTAGGTCGCCAGGTCAGCCGACGCCATCTGCGCGTCAGGACAGGCGCACGCTGCCAGGATCAGGAACGCCGCCGTCGCGGCCCGCTTGATGTGTCGCGTCATCGTTGTGCTGCCATGTCCTTCATCATCTGCTGGAGCATCGCCATGTTGGCCTGGTTGTGCTGCCGCGAGCCCTCGATGATCTTGTTGGTCGACTCGGCGAACTCGCGCGTCGCCACGGTCACGGCCTCGCTGAAGTTGCCGCTGACCTCCTTGACCAGGTCGCCGTGCTCCTTGCGCATCTCGGCGATGTTCCGCAGGAAGATCATCACCACGAAGATGACCGCACCGACAGCGCCGCCGCCGATGAGGTCCTTCCAGCTGATCTCAGAATGGTTGATGGCCTGCATGCCGAGCACGCTGCCGTAGCCGGCCAAGGCACAGATGGCGATCTGCACGGTGGTCATTCCACAATCTCCCAGTTGATGACATCGGACAGCGTGAAAGGCAGCGCGTCCGAGGTTTGTAGGTTTGCGTGATCGACGGCCATCTGCTTCAGCTCGGCAACGATGTCGGCCTGCGTCATGCCAGGCGTCGGCACGAAGCCGACCTCGCCGTCCTCGACGCCGTTGACCGGCTCGGTGAATCGGTAGTAGCAGCACAGCTCGATGTCGCCGTCCTCGACCTCGACGTGGCGCCTGTGCAGGACGATCTTCGCAGCCATGTCAGTAGGCCGTGACCTCGGTCCAGCAGACCGTCACGCCGAACTGCCAGGTGCCCGTCGCCGGAACCGTCGCGCGAACGACGAAGCCCTCGTTCTGCGCCAGGATCAGCGGCGACTCGCCGCCTGGATCGGCGTGGAACAGGTCGAACTGCTGCATCCACTGCGTCGAGGTAGCCGTGCCGATGGCGGCCGAGTATTGGCCGACAGCCAGCGAGTCGAGCGTCTTGGTGCCTGCCGTCAGCGCCGCCGTCGACGAGACGCGCGCGCTGCCGACCAGCGTGGTGCCCATCGAGGTGCGCATCTTCTGGCCGTTGCCCGTCGGCGTCAGCGTCGTGCCGCCGGAGCCGTCAGCCGACCAGCTGCGTGCGACGAGCATGTCGACCTTCGCAAAGCCGGCGGCGAACGCCGTGGCCGAGCCGCTCAGGCCGTTCCACAGCACCGACGTGATGACGCACAGGCGAGTCGCGTCCGTCCAGCGGAACTGAAACACCTCGCTGTTCGCCGCCAAGCCGGCAGCCATCGTGCCGCTCAAGCCCGACATGCGGTAACTGCCGAGCGCACCGTAGTCGATTGGGCGAAGCGTCGAGCGCATCGCGCGGTAGGTCGTTCCGTCGACTTCGGCAACCGTGCCGCCGTTGCCCTGAATCTGAATCGCCATGAGTTAGCTCCATCTCCAGGCGACCGTCCACGCGCCGTAGATGCGCGTGCCCTGGCCGCCAATGCTGGGTTGTGAATCGCCAAGCGCAGCCGCAGCCGTACTGCGGAACCTGCTCGGCGTGTGCGATGCCAGCTTCTCGGTCAGCTGGCTCGTGTTCTGCGCGTAGATGTCGAAGCTCGTGTTGGCGACGATGTTGCCGGCCATGACGCTGATCGTCTCCAGCCGATGCTCGTCGGCCGTGTGGTCGGCGGTCGCTTCGGGCACCAACCAAGCCTGTACGACGCTGCCGCTGACGATGCCCGTCTGGCCCGTGACCGTCACGACCGCGTCCGACTTGCCAGGGAACGCGCCGAAGTCGACGGTCGTCTTGCCCGTGTTGCCGCCGCCGCCGCCGCCGCCGCCGGCCGCGTCAATGGTGACCGTCTTCAGCGTGTCGTCGGTCGTCAGCGTGATGTTGCTGCCGGCGACGAACTCAAGCGAGTCACTGGCGCTCGCGTAGATCGTGTTCTGGCCGGCGACGACGATGGCGCGGAACAGGTCCTGCGACGCCGTCAGGTTGGTGCCGACCAACGACAGACCCGTGCCAACAGTAATCTCCTGCGCCGGCCCTGCGCCGCTCGCGCTGCCGCGGCCGATCAGCCGCGTCGCGTTGTAGTTCGGCACGTCGTTGGTTCGGCCTGCGCCCAACACGAGGATCTCGCCGTTGCTGACGTTGACGCGCAGCACGCGGCCGATGTTTTGCACCAGCGCCGTCGCCGCCGTCGGCCTCGTGCCAGTCAGGCCACCGCCGACGGCAACGTAGGCCGTCTGGTTGATGCTGTACCCCGACGTGTTTAGCCCGCCGAGCACGCCGACCGCGACGACGCGGCCGAACTCGTTAGGCGCCAGCGTTTGCTCGAGCAGGCCGATGGCCGGCATCTTCGCGGCGTTGCCTGCGTCCGACGCCGCGACCTCGACCGTGGTCGTCGCGCCGACGCTGCCCGTGACGTAGACCGGCGTGCCCTTGTTGATCGTCACGCCGCTGGTGTTCTTGCACACCAGGTGCACGTCGGTCTCAGCGTAGAAGCGCATGCCGCCGTCGGCGTCGCGCGTCACCTCGATCTCGGCCAGGCCGTTGCTCTGGCTGTCGACGCCGCCGACCACGTTGAGGAAGTCCTTCTGGAGGACGACCTTCTCAAGGCTGTCGACCAGCACCGGCCCCGTGCCAGGCGCACCCTGCGGCACGAGCTGCACGCGCTGAAAGCGTCGCGCGTAGAAGGCGGCGACATCGCGCTGCTGGGCACGGCGACGCAGCAGCAGGGCGGCGGCAGGACCGCGCGCGCCTTCAAGCTGAACGCCGCCGATGCCGCTCAAGGACTAGATCTCCTCGAACGTGACCGCCGCTTGCCAGTTGGTCGTGCCCGTCGGCGCGGTCGGCACGCGCATGACGAATGCCTCGGCGCTGCCCGGCGCAAACACGATCTCTTCGCCAGGCTGCGGCACCCAGACGTAGCCGGTGAGGTTGTTGAATGCATCGTCGACCACCGGCGTGAACGCACCGGCCCCCTCGCTGGTGCTCGCAGTGCCGGCTGTCCCTGCCGCGGCACTGGTCCCGCCAGTGATCGACGACGCTGGATTCGACTCGGCGTGTTCCGCCAGCAGCGGCTGCGTGCCGCCGCCGATGTTCACAGCCGTCAGGCCCGTGGCGTAGGCGCTGGCCTTGCGGCCGAGCTGCACGCGCACCTGCTCAGAGGTCGCCGTGCCACGCTGCGACAGCGTGCAGCGGATGATCTTGATCGGCGTCGTCGTGTTGGGGCGAATGCAGACGAGCGTCGTAGCGGCCGAGATCGAAACCGCTCCGGTGCTGATGGTGTAGGTGTGGCTCATGGTCAGAACTTGCGGATGACACTCGGACCCAGACCGAACTCGCCGATCTGCTGAACGTCGACGGTGAACAACGTCGAAGCGCCAGGCGTGTAGCCGTCAGCGGACTGCTCCGACGCCGGGTAGTCAATCCAGCGGTCGCGGATCGTATTCGACCCCGTGCCGCTGGCCGTGATGGTCTTGACGCGCCGCACCTGCGTGCCGGTCGTGTCGTAGATCGTGAACCGATACGCCTCTAGCGGCTCGTCCATCGGGTGCGGCGGCTGCGTGCCCAGCGGCAGCACCGCGCGGCACCAGTTGTGCGTCACCGTGAGGCGCGCGTCGAACGTCACCGGGTCGATGGTCTTGGTCAGCGTCCGCACGGGCAAGGGCAGCGCGTTGCGGCGCGCGGAGACCACGTTGATCTGGTCGACGTCCTCAAGGCCGAGGCCGGCGGGCACGATCTTGTAGGACAGCGCCGGCGGCGTGATCTCGCCCGAGAACTCGCGGAAGTAGGTCTCGCCGTTCAGCAGGACGAACCGGGTGCCGGCTGGCGCCTCGTTGACCGTCAGGCTGTACGGGTGACCCGTGCCGCGCAGGCCGCGCAGCCAGCCGGAGACGGTGAACTGGTTGTCGCCCAACGCCGTCACCGACGTGAACGCGGCGATCTCGACCGTGCCGTCCGGCTTCACCAGCGCGCACCAGTTCAGCCCGCTGACGACCTCCTTGGTCGTCCGGCTGGTCATCTGGTTTGCGCCGTAGCTGGTCAGCGTGATCGTGCAGCTCGCCGCGCTGACCGTGAGCTCGCCCATGCCGACGAACTCGGCAACCTGGCCAGACGGCAGCGTCGTGTCCAGCGTGCCCGTGGTGGCGCGCTTCCCGACCACGTCGATCAGGTCGTAGGTCGTGCCGTCGACCGACTCGTAGATCGCAGCGCCGGACCAGTTGCCGCCGTAGGTGCCGACGGCGATGTGCAGACCAGGCCGGCGGTTTTGGCCCTCGAGGTAAGCCGGGCCGTCGACGATGACCACGTCGACGCCGGCCGCTGCGCCAGGCAGCTGCGGCACCGAGCCGGCGGCCGACTGCACTGGCGAGCCGGCGACGGCGAGGTCGAGGTCATCGGCGATGGCCGTAATGCCGACGCGGAAGTCGCTACCGATGTCGCGCTGGATGATGCGCGCGACGTGGTCGACGCCTTCGTCGTCGGTCCACGTCAGCAGGTCCGACTCCAGCAGGTCGATGTACGCCGCCGGCAGCACGAAGCGGTAGGTGCGGCGGTTGACCCACGAGCGCCGCAGGACCGTCGCGGCGAGGTTCGCGGCTTCGCGGCGGGTCAGGACCATCTGCGACAGGTCCAGTTCCTGCTCGTTGGTGTGGTCGACGCCTTCCGGGTTGCGCAGGCCAAAGAACTGGTAGCCGGCGGCATACAGGTTGTCGGGGTCCTGGTGCCGCACGCCGATCTTCGTTGGCAGGTCCTCGACGGCCGCGTCCTCAATCCGCCACTTGTCGTCGTTAACTGCCTCGCCGTCGAGGCGCGTGCCGAAGTTGCTGAACACGACGCCGTTCTCGATGGCGACCTCGTCGGCGTTCTGGAACTCGTTAAAGACCAGCGTGCCGTCGCGGTCCTGCGTCATGATCTGCCCAGCCAGCAGCAGCGGCTGAAGTGCAGTAACACCAGGCAGCGGCCCGCGGATGTAGTAGCCGAGGAACGGTCGCATCGTTACGCCAGTCGCATCGACAGCCGTGACAGGCAACCCGAAGCGCTCGACGAGGATGGTGCGGAACGCCTGCGGCCAGTCCATCGTCTGGTCGCACGCGATCAGCGCCTCCATGCTGTAGGGCAGCTGATCGCCGAACAGCGTGGCGAAGAAGTCGTCGAAGACCTGGTACGCTAGGCCCCGATAGGCCGGAACGTTGCCTGCGCCCTCGTCGGCTTCGATCAGTGCGCTCGCCGTCTGCGTCTCGCTGCCCGTGTAGAAGAAGTTGTCGGGCGTAAACGTGGACGGGAAGACGCCGGTGCTGAAGGTCTGCGTCGTCCTATACGTCAGGTAGATTGGCTGCGTACTACTAGCAAACAGTCCAGTCCCGCTACCGGATGTTGGGAAAGGAATCTGTGGATTGATTGGCGGCTCAAGTCCAACAGCAACGGCAGGCGCTGGTGTTAGTTGGTATCCAATACGAGCTGCCTGAGGCGTTGCCGATTGCGTTGTGACATACAAGTGCAACCGATCAACGGTCGTAAATGCCGCGCGGGCAGAACGATTGCTTCCCAGAAACTGAAACAACACAGCACCGAACACAGTCTGGTATGTAAAGCCGGTCTCCGCAAACACATGATCGTCTACGCGGCGCACGACTGCCGGATCGAACGGCGTTCCAGCGGTCGCTACGATGCCAGCCACGGTCTGGCCGCTGTACGGTGCAAGCTCTATGTAGCTCGGCGTCGTAGTGATCTGCTGGATGCTGTGGACCTTCCAAAAGCCCGTGTTGATGTTTGCGCCGGCCGTTTGCACCCAACCGCGCAGCTCGGCGGCGTCGCCGACGGCAAACACGTCGTTAAAGTCCGGGTCAAGCGTGCTCGACATCGTCAGACGCACGCGGCCAGAGACGATGCTCAACGTCATGGCCGACGTGGTCACGCCGACGATGTTGCGCGTTCTGAACAGGATCAGCTTGCCGTTGCCGGAAAGCTGCGACAGCTCGCGCACCGGGCGGTCGTTTAGCGCGATTGCCGCGTCGAAGTAGACCTTGCGCTGCGTGACGGATGTGCCTGCCTTGTTGCTGCCGCTGGTCGTCTCGCGCAGCTTGCTCTGCTGCCAGATCACGTGCGTTGGCACGCGCACGCGGGCGCCCAAGGCCCAGATGCGCGGAGCGCCGGCTTCGTTGCTGCCGGTCGGCACGTCGACCAGCTTGGGCGGCTCTGCGACCTTCTGACCCTTGCCGCGCAGCGCCGGCATGATGACGAAGGTGTCGATCAGCGCCGCGGCGATGCCGATGCCGAAGCCGATGGCCGGCATGTACGAGGCCGTCGCTGCCTGCGCAGCTGTCGGCACGCCGCCGCCGACCGCAGCCAGGTACCCGGATGGCGTGAACACGCCAGACGCTGCGACGCCGCCGTACGCTACGGATGCCATTACTCAACTCCTCGGATGCGCCACATCGTGACGATGGTGTGCGCGAGCGGCGTCAACTCCACCCGTCGCTGCTTGCCCCAGGCGTGCACGACCATGTGCCTGCCGTGCTCGTCAACGCCTACCGGCACGACGACGTGCCGCGCCTGCCGGCCGGCGAGGACCTGGTAGATGTGCGCGGCGTCGCGGTCGTCGGTCGCCGTGCAGTAGCCGCGCAAGCCGGTCGCCAGCTCATCGCCGCCAGGGAAGATGCCGTAGTCCTGGGTGTCAGGCACGTCGAGGCCGACGGCGCGGCACGCCGCCCAAGGCACGCCGACGCAGTCGAGAGCGCCGTCGATCGTCCGGCCGCGATGGCCGACCTGCGTGCCGACGCAACGCATCACCGCGGCGATGAAGTCGGCTCGCGGGATCACGCATCCTCCGGCGGCTCGACCAGCTGCTGCGCGCTCGGCGCGTAAGGGTCGCCTCCGAAGTTGGCGACGTTGTTGAACTTGTCGCGGCAGGTGCCGATCAGGCCGTCGCAGCCGACCATGATGATGCCGCGGTCGCCGACCTGGATATCGAATGGCGTCGGCGTCAGCAGCGTCAGCTTGAAGTCGCTGGCTCGGTAGTCGGCGATAGGGAACACGCGGCCAATGTTGTTGCCGCTGGTCCAGACGATGGTGCCGTCGCGGTAGAACTGGTCCGTTTGCTGGTTGATGCCAGTCGTCGTGAACTCGTAGCGCGCGCGGATGACGCTGACGACGTTGCGGCCGCGGCCGATCTGGTAGCCGATGGCGCTGTTGGGCTGGCTGTCGAATGGTTCCTCAAGGGATACGGTCGTCGCCGTGTTGCTCAGGATCTTGCGGAACTGGCCGCTTCCGATGCTCGACGTGCCTGGAGCTGTCTGGAGGTAGTAGTGCTGCGAACTCGTGCTGGCCCACTGGTCGACGGTCCAGCTTTTGGTGCTGTCCGTGATCGTGTCGATGCTGGTGGCGGTCGCTTGGCCAGACGAGGTGCTTGTCTCCGCGGCGTTCATGTTTCGGAACGCGCTGATGTCCTTCTTGCAGAATGGCCCGCCGAGTCGGTACTGGCACTTGGTCGTGAAGTAGCCGCCGAAGCGCCCGCCGTTGGGCCGTTGCAGCTGCTGCGCGCGGCCTTCCAGCGTCGCGGTAAACGACGAGCCCGTGCGCGTCATTCGGCGAATCCAACGGCGGTGACGAGCCAGCACGATGGTCGGGTTGCGCCAGTCGACGATGACCTGCCGCACCTCGGCACCGACGTAGTTCTGCGCGTCGATGTCGCTGGCCGTGATCTGAATGCTGTCGATGGTGCCGCTGGCCTCTTGGTCGCCGGTGCGCAGGGCGCCTTCGCGGCGGTCGGCCGACAGCGCGCCGAAGATGATGGGCCGGTACGTCTGGCCCTCGAACGTGATCGCGCGGTCGTGGTCGGTGACGGCGAGCGTCTCCTTGTCCTTGCGCGTGATGAGCAGAAGGTGCGCCAGGTGCTTGCTGCGCTGGTAGCGCAGGCTGTCGAGGCCCAGGTTGCCGGGTCGCGTCGTCATACGGTCACTTCGGGGCCGAGGATGGTGCCGGCGGTGATCTTCGTGAGCGTAAAGCCCGTGGTGGTGCGGATGGCGTCGCCGGCAAGGGCCTGCACCGTGAAGCTGCTCGACTGGCCGTTCGCGCCAAGCCCGCCGCCGAATCGGCCGTCGCCGCCGGAGCTCGGATTGCCTGGCTCCTTGGGACCACCTAAGCCGCCTGTCGTCAGCGTGCCATCCTGGCCCTTGCGCAGGCTGGAGGTCGCACCGAACCGATCCTGGCCGCCGGCACCACCGACGCCAGCCGGCACGCCTGCGCCGCCACCGCCGCCGCCACCAGCGTAGCTGATGCTGCTGGCCGATGCTGCGACGCCGCCGCCGCCACCACCACCGCCACCCGCGATGGTGCCCATGTTGACGAGCGCCGTGTTGCATCTGACAGAAAAGCCAGGCCCACCGTCGGTGCCACTGCCTGGGTTTGTGGCGGCGACTGCGTTCTGGCCGACGCCGCCGTTGCCGCCGCGGCCGACGACGTAGCTGCCCGACTCCATCATCACCAGCATCGTCGTGCCAGCTGGCCAGCCGCCAGTGTCGAAGCTCGCGGTCGTCGTTGTGCCGCCGCCGATGACGACGTTCGCCTTGATGGTGACCATCACGGCCGCCGGCCCGTCGCTGGCGACGTAGCCGTACTGACGCGCGACGTCGTTGCGCACGCGCGTCTGCGCCGACGCCGAGCTGGCGGTGTAGGTGATCTCAAACGGCTTGCGGTTGCCGTTGAGAGCGGTGCCGCTGCTGACAACGAACGGCCCCTGCAAGCTCCAGAGGTCCGTTCCCTGGATCAAGATGCGGACCTCGACGGCGCGATTGACGGACAAGGTGTAGATCGACGCAGATCCGAAGCTGCGGATCTCGATGGCTTCCGGCCCCTTGTTGATGACCGTGAAGTTCGGCGCTGCGCCTGGACGGATGTACGCCGGATTCGGCAGCGTGAACGTGCAGCCGGCGGTCTGCGGACGCACGACGTACAGCCGGCAGCCGCCCTCGCCGCTGTCCAGCCGGCAGCGGTAGTTGCCCG